GGTCCGCTCGCCAACGCCAGACCGATGACTTAATTGGAAAAGACGCGACAACCCTGTTAACTCAGTGGCCCTACCTCCAATGCACTCAATTAAATAGAGATGGCGTTCATGTGGTGGTTTCAATTTTCGTAACAACCACCTGCCCACCACCTCAAAGAGGGGATCTTCACCCATTAAACTGATGATTTTCAGCCGACGGAGGAGTTGATAATCTCCTTCATGGTACCGCTCTGAGTACACTAGGGAACGGAAAAGTTCCCTTAACCTCCTGCGGGCCATTCCCTGATACCAATAATGTCCAAGGAAGTGACAATTGTCGGCATAAATCACCAGTGACTTCTCCACACTTAGAGTCATCGAAAACTCTTCGTGCAGAGTCCGCGCTACAGCGTCCATATTTAATGGTCCAGGCAATGTGAAGACTGAATCATCACCAAGCACATAAATATGGCCTGGTTGTGGGGTCATTCCAAAGTGGCGAATACACACGTAGTTGATCAGGATGTAATTAACTACGCTCCCAACAAGTTGGGTAAAGTATGAACCACTTGGTATGCCCGAGTGCTTCATCCAGCCCTTCCCATCAAACATGATAATGGGAGTGTGAATGAAATAATTGACAATACGCTCCCATAGACACTGATACTCACGGGATAGGTTCCCGAAATTAGCGCGTAAGATCTCGAAAGCAATCGAGATGAGTTTGGGTGAGATGGAGGCATCGAATTTAGAAAAGTCGAAGCAGTGTTTTACGCCAGAGACGGATAATTGCAGCATTCTACACCCAATATCATATCTCCGCTTACCAAGCAGAATGGGTGTATCACTGCTCATAATCTCGTCAATTAATGGGCGTGCGAACACAGCCTCTAATAACGTAACCTCCAGTGGATAACCCCAGATTAGCCTGGTTTTCGGACCATTATCACCATGTTGAACACGGTGAAAACTGACGCAGGGTGGTAAATCACCGTACCAGCGCCGACGAAAACGCCTCTCCACCTTTGCGAATGCCTTAGGGAACGCTCTTAGCTTAGTTGTAAAATCCGGATATCCCGAGTTCCGGTCCAACTGTATGGCATTCAGAAGCGCGTTGCGCTCGATGGGCAGTGGCCTAAGATTAAAACGAGAGAACTGCCTTCTCGCAGCAGCAACTGCCTGGGCAAAGGCTTTGGGATCAGGACGGAAATTCCGCCATTCACCATATTTCCTGAGGGTTTGGTATAGAGC